ATCCCTGTTTGGTATAAAGATATCTATGGTAGTAAATAAAATTATAATTGTTGGTGGTGGTAGTGCAGGGTGGATGACTGCAGCAACTTTAATAAGACTTTTTCCTAATAAAAAAATTACATTAATTGAAAGTGCTAATACACCTGTTGTAGGTGTAGGTGAAAGTACCTTAGGTTTTATAAATCATTGGTTACAACTTCTTAAAATTAAAGATGAAGATTTTATGAAAGAGTGTGATGCTACTTATAAATTAAGTATAAAGTTTAATAATTTTTATTACGAAAGATCTGGAAGTTTTCATTATCCTTTTGGAGAACCCTTTGAGGACGATTTACCAGGAGGTAAAAATTCTTGGTATTTTAAAAAATTTTTATCTAAGTTACCTCTTCCGTGGACAGATTATGCTAACTTCTTATACCCAGCTATGGCTTTAGTTAAACATAATCGTTTTGGTGAAAACATAAACGGTGATTTAAGTAATTTTGATTTAGTTCAAAATAGTGCCTATCATTTTGATGCAATTAAATTCGGTCAAGTTTTAAAAAATAAAATATGTATACCAGAAGGTGTTGAACATATTATTGATGATATTAAAACATGCCAAAGAAACGAAAGAGGTTATGTTACTGGTTTAAATGATAAGTATGCAGCTGACCTTTACATAGACTGCACAGGTTTTAAATCACTGTTAATTGGCGAAATGATGGAGGTACCTTTCATAAGTTATAACGATTTATTACCAAATGATTCAGCACTTGCAGGGCAGATACCTTACAAAGATAAAGAAAAAGAATTAGTATCTTATACAGAATGTAGTGCAATACAAAATGGTTGGGTTTGGAGAATACCTAGCTGGAATAAAATAGGAACAGGGTATGTTTACAGTTCTAAGTATGTGGATGATAAACAAGCTGAAATAGAAATGCATACTCACATGTTTGATACATGGGGTTTAGATACGAGAGATACTTTAGAACTTAAGAAAATTAATATGAGAGTTGGAAGGCATAAAGATATTTTTTATAAAAATGTTTGTGCTATTGGCTTATCTGCTGGTTTCATAGAACCTTTAGAAAGTAACGGTCTATTTACAGTACATCAATTTTTAATAAATTTAGCAAGAACCTTACACCATGAAAGTATAAATCAATTTGAAAGAGATGCTTTTAACCATAGATGTAATTTAGAGTTTGATAGATTTGCTGAGTTTGTTGCTATGCATTATTACTTAACTAATAGAAAAGATACTAAGTATTGGAGAGATTTAAAAGATAAACAAATTATAGATTTGAAGAAACAACCTAGTATGGATATTAACAACGGTCTTAATTTAAAAGTATTTAATAACTATGAATCAAATGGTGGTATGCATTGTGTAGGCACAGGTATGAGACAACTTCCTATTGATCCTACAGAAATATGTTTACAAAATAACATTACAGACTTTGAGGCATTTTCAAAACAACATATAGAACCATACATTAAAAGAAGAGACGATTTGGTGAAGTCTTGGGATCTTATAGCTCAAACAAAACCTAAGCTAATAGACGTATTAAAGAAAATACATGAAGGTAATTGATAATTATCTTGATAAAGATACTTTTAAAAAAATAACTGATTTAATACTTTCAGATAATTTTCCTTGGTTTTATAACGAAAACATAACCCAAGATAAATTGAATGAGCATGTATTTAGTTATGGGTTTACTCATATATTTCATGATGGGGAAATGCGGAATACCTACTATGCTGAGTTAATGACTCCAGTTATTAATAAGATAAAACAAACCGCAAGAGGCTCAGATATTCTAAGATCAAGATTAGATATGACTATGAGTGTGTCTGGCAAATATTTACATAACCCACATATAGATTACCCCTATGATAATATAACTACAATATTTTATTTAAATGACTCAGATGGGGATACTGTTTTATTTGATGAATATGGTAAAGATGTTAATACTATATACAGTCAAAGTACTTTAAAAGAGGTACATAGAGTTACCCCCAAAGCTAATAGATTGTTAATATATGAGGGTAATCGATTGCATACAGGAAATTCCCCTACAAAGAATAAGAGACGTGTACTATTAAATTCGAATTTCACTTATTTATAAGTATATTTAAATAGTGTATAATACTGTTATGTCACTAAGAAAAGTGCAATTTGCACCAGGATTTAATAAACAAGCTACAGATTCACAGGCCGAAGGTCAGTGGGTAGATGGCGATAATGTTCGTTTTCGATATGGTTCACCTGAAAAAATAGGTGGATGGGAACAGGTACTTGATAGTACCCTTGTCGGTGCAACAAGAGCAATACATACCTGGTCAGATTTAGGTGGTAGAAAATACGCCGCTCTTGGTACAAATAAAATTTTATATATTTATAATGGAGATGACTTTTATGATGTTACTCCAATCGATACTAATATAGCCGTGAGCGGAGGTGACATTACCACGGTTAACGGATCACGGACAGTAACTATTACAACTCCATCAGCTCATAATTTAGAGATAGGAGACATTACTACTTTTGAAAATGCAGGTTCATTTACTGGTGGTCAAACAGATTATGTGGCAGCAGACTTTGATGATGTTTTATATGAAGTACAGTCTATACCAACAACTACTACTTTTACAATTCAAATGGCTACTGCAGAAACTGGAACAGGAGCAACGAACGATGGTACTTTAGATACACAACCTTATTACAAAATAGGTCCAATACTACAAGCATTTGGTTATGGTTGGGGTACTGGAACATGGTCGGCTTCTACTTGGGGAACACCAAGACCTTCTTCGAATGCAGTTTTAGATCCTGCATCATGGTCATTAGATAATTATGGAGAGCTATTAATAGCAACTATTAAAAATGGTGCTACATTTCAATGGGATCCCAATGGCGGTGCTGGTATAAATGCTAGAGCAACTTTAGTAACTAATGCTCCAACAAAAGCAGTGATGACACTAGTGTCTGATAGAGATAGACATTTAATATTTTTAGGTACAGAAACAACAATTGGTTCTCCAGGAACACAGGATAAAATGTTTATTAGGTTTTCTGATCAAGAAAACATTAATGATTACACACCAACGTCTACTAACACAGCAGGTACATTTAGAATAGATTCTGGAACTAAAATCATCGGTGCTGCAAAAGGTAAAGATTATATTTTAATTTTAACAGATACTTCAGCATATTTAATGCAATTCATAGGAGCACCTTATACGTTTAGTATTAGACAAGTTGGTTCTAATTGTGGTTGTGTTGGACAACATTCTATTGTGTATGCTAACGGTGCAGTATTCTGGATGGGAGACTCAGGGGGTTTCTTTGTATTTGATGGTACAGTTAAATCAATGGGTTCTTTAGTAGAAGATTTTGTATTTACTACAACAGCAGATAATCTAGGTTTTAACTTTGCTTCAGGTTCTGAATTAACTTATGGAACACACAATAGTCTATATCAAGAAATTACTTGGTTTTATCCAACAGCTAGTTCTAATTATGTTAATAGATGTGTTACGTATAACTATGGAGAAAGAGTATGGACTACAGGAACTTTAGCAAGAACAGCTTATTCAGATGCTCATGTATTTGATAGTCCAATGGCAACTAAATTTGATTTAACGGTTGCTCCAACAACACCAGTAGTACAAGGAGTATCAAATGGTGCTTCTTATGTGTTTGATCAAGAAGTTGGTGTTAATGAAGTATTAGACAATGGTAACGTTGTAAATGCTATACCTGCATATATTGAATCAGGAGATTTTGATTTAGATGAAGGTGGAGATGGCGAATATTTTATGAAGATAAGAAGATTTATTCCTGACTTTAAAGACCTACAAGGTAATGCTAAGGTTACAATATTACTAAGAAGATACCCTGCTGATACTCAAACAAGTTCTACGTTAGGACCCTTTACAGTAAACTCTAGTACTGATAAAGTAGATACAAGAGCTAGATCAAGACTAGCTTCTGTAAAAATTGAAAATGATGCTATTAATGAAAGATGGCGTTATGGAGTATTTAGAGTAGATATACAACCAGATGGAAGAAGATAATGGCTAAAGTACAAGTGTTTTTACCTGAACCGCCGCAGGAATATACTCCTGATGCATTTAGACAAATTCAATTAGCTTTAGAAAGTTTACAGAATCAATTAAACACTAACTATCAAAAAGAAACAAAAGAAGAGGATCAGGCATTTGCTTGGTTTAATAGTTAATGGCATTACAATATAAAAATCAAGGTTTTATTTTAAACACTACAAACTTAACAACAGTGCTTACTATTGCAGCTGATTCAAGAGCACTTGTTAAAAGTATTTCAGTAACTAATGAACACAACAGTAATAATTTAGTTGAGATGTATTTAACAGATAGTTCTGCTGGAATTGATTATGAGTTTTTTCATGAGTTAATGACAGCAGATGAAACAGCTCAAGCGGCAGGACAAGTTTTAGTTTTAGAAGAAAGTGATGGAATTAAAATGCAAGCAGCTACAGCAAATGTAGTAAAAGGTGTCATATCTTATGCGTTAATAAATAGATCAGAGGAAAATGGCTAAACAAAAATTTACACATTTCGTACCTAGAGCAAAGCCTAAGAAGCGTCCTAGACGTCACACTAAGAGGTTGAATAAAAGTAAAAAACGTAGTATAAAGAAGTATAACCGACAAGGGAGACCATGAGTATAAAAGATAGACCAAAGACAGTTGTTATTAATGGTGAAGAAGTACCTGTATTACCAGCAGAGGTAACTGAAACTATTAAAAATAAAAGAACAGGTAAAGTCTATGCTAGTAAGGAAGAATTCGATAAAGATGTAGCTGATGCTACAACCGATACAACTACTGATGACCTACAACAAGATGTAGGTATTAGGGTTGCATCTTTGACAGTTTTTGGTAAAACTAAGTAATAATGCAATTACCGAAAGGTGGAACGGAGATACAAGAAGCGTATCTTCGCAAACACGTTAAAAAAGAATTATT